GGCATATTGCCGCTTGCCCCAAACGTGGCTCCGAGATCCGCAGCCGTTGTCCCATTCCAACGGAATGACGGCTGGTCATAACTAACGCCGTAAGCCACATTGTTCATTGTGATCCCGTAGACACGGGATCCGTCCGTCCTTGCTGTGATTCCTGCGAGATCTGTAAAGTCACCCACCGCAGAGCGAGCAACTTTGGTTCCATAGTTCACCATTAACTGGTTAGTCCCAGAATCGGTATGGAATCCCCACATGCCTTTAACGTCGTCACTCAGGGCCGTGTTATTTCGACGGTCAACACCGTCACGCATACGGATACCACCACGAGGGTCAACGGTGACATTGAGCATGTCGGGGGATTCGTTGTCTGCGAGGTTGAACTGATCACTCCGCAGGTTCAGTCCACCTGAGAATGATTCCAATACTTCAAGAGAGAAACCTGCACGAGCCATCAGGGGTTACCAGATCACTCCGCCAGAGTTGGCGTACCTCAACCTTCCAAGCCCAGAAGCCCAAAGGGAAGAGCGCCGACTGTTCGCAATCATTGGTTGCGGAGCAGGAGTATCAGCGTAGCGGCGGGCAAGGTTGTCAAGTTGTGACTGGAACAACGCCATATATTGGTTGCCCATCGTGGGATCTTCCTGCTGGAAGTACGCAGCAGAAATAGCGTAAGTGGCAAGAACCGCATGGAACGGGTCAGGTAGATCAGGTTCAGATCCACTTCCAGTTCCTAAACCGAACGCCGTTGGATTCCGAACCGCACGAACATACAGTGTGTCTATCCCATCAGGGACGGGATACAAACGCACCGTGTCGTTCCAAAAACTCCATTCCCACGGGCTACCTGACGGTAACGAATTAAGTGGGTAATCAAAGTCTGCGCTATCGCTTCCAATGTATTGCAATACGTGGTCATTGTTACGGATAGCGAGCATGTCACGCAATCCTTGCGTGACCGTATCGGGGGAAGCGGCAATGGTTGCCAGGGTGTAGTCCTTGGTACTTGCCGCAGTATTAAATGTTGTGCGCACCTCATAGAAAGGCCAACGCTTTTCGCTATACACAATCAGATCAAAGCCTTGACCAATCATTGTGTCCAACGTTGTGTCATCAATATCAGTTGAATCAATATCCACAACGCTTCGTACTTGTGTACGCATTTGCGTAAGCGTTAAAGCCATCAGCTAGCCGCCATTTGTCTGGTGTGGCCGATGCAAAGAGCCGACCCGCTAACAGGGTGCGCTTTACACGAATTGCCCGCACGGGTCGTCGCAGAGCAGGATGCAACGGGAACAGCTTCTGGTTCATTGAACTCGGTAACGCCAGCCACAGGCCGAGCGCCCTTCGCTTGTCCAGGAGCATAATGTCCTGGTCGGGTACCGCTAGACCCTGCTGGTCTTGCGTCCCGACTATAAACCAAAGCTATTTCCCGTTGCATTCTTACCCCACTAATCTCAGTCGGTTAGGCCGTATAGCATGCCTTGGCGTGCCCGATTTGAGGTTGTTAGCTGGCCGTAGCACAAGATCTGTGCATAGCGAGCATCTTGGTTCGTAGGCCGCACAAATGGTGTCGCCTGGAACCATGTTTCGGTGTGAGCAACAAGCCTGAGGTATTTGGTGTTCAAGAAGAACATCTTTCCATCCAGGTTTGCATCACTGTCATAGGTGCAGGGCGCTCCCTTAAACAAAAGGTTCTGGAAGCCTGCGTCTGCTACCTCTGCGCTTGTGTAACGAAGCGCTGGCTGAAGCAAAGACTCATACTTTTCGTATTCGTCTTGGTCGCTGATGATAATGGTCGGTTGGTCATTACCAACTGAAACATTGTTATACATCGTTGACATGCCTACAAGCGTGAGTGCACCAGCAACATTGGTGAGAGATGATCTCCACCAGTCGTTGTCTGCGTCGCTTGCGTCAATACCACCAACAGTTCCACTGTCGTCGATGAGGTTGCTCATGCCGTTCATGTCTTTACTACTGTTACCAGTTCCATTGGCCCAGAACATCGTGTTGAAGTTCTGGATAATGGTTTGTTCGGCTTGCATGATCTTGCCTTCGAGAAGGTCAATGATCGCTGCTTCGCCGTTATTTTTTGCTTCCTCAATACCAGTGATGGTTACAGATGCCGCATACTGTTTCCAGTCGTACTCAGCGGCAGTAATGCCAGTCTGAGCCGTAATGGCAATAGTGTCGTCACCAGCGTATGAGCCAGCAGTTGAGTTCGTACCGTAGATAATCGGGACAACGATTTTTGCTCCGCCATTGATGCGCCGAATGGTTTGACCATTGGTTAGCGCATAAAACAGAGGACGAGCCGTAAATACGTTGTCAGCGAGCTTCGGTACATAGTTTCTGAGCGTAGTGCTCAAAATTTGATCAAAGTCTGCGTTTCCAGCAGCCATTTGAAGCTCCTAACTTGTTAAGCGTTTAATTCGGATTTAGCAAGATCAAATGCGTCACGAATAGAAGTCACCGCAGTATTAAATTCCCGACTGACTGAACCCTCTGCGCTACCCGAGCCCGCTTCAACAATCGAAGCGGCACGTTTCTCATCCACAATCTCAGAGTTCTTTGCTTTCTCCGCCAAATCCCCGTAGGTCATGTGAGCGTAAGCAGCATCAAGATTTCCGATGTTGTGTTTCAAAGCGTGCGAGTACAACGCATTTTCGTCAATATCTGCCTGGTATTTATCCCGAAGAGAACCCATTTCCTTCTGCAAATTTTGCTGTCTGTTTAAGCGACCTTGTTCTTCAATGGCCGATTCAAGTCGTCTAAGTCTGGTTTCTTCTGGGTCCAGTTCTTCCGTCTCCTCATTGGGAGTGGATACTTGGTTGCCCATTCTGACCCCAAACGCATCAGCTAATGCTGATACGGCACTTGCGGGGTCAGACTCCAGCGCTTGGACGATTGCCTCACCTTGAGCCAATCTTTCGCGTTCAGTTGCCAACTCTTGCGTCTTACGGGTGTAATCCGCTTGGCGTTGGTAGCCATTTATAAGCTCCGCTTCTGGTACTTCCATTTGTTCACCGTCAACAGTGACAGTGTAAGTGGAGCCAGTTGCTTCGCTAGAAACGTCTGGGTTGCTGGTATCCAGTCCCAACGCTGTTTCTTCATCCATCAGGAATCCTTTCGGGTGTTCCTATATGACACATCGGAGTGTCCCATTACCGCATGTTGGGCAACTCTACACCCATTTGATTTTCGAGTTGCTTAACCAGTTCGGGTGGTACTCCACCTGTGCCTTCAAAAACCTGTTCAGGAATTGGTCCTGGCCCCATGCCACCTTGTGACATCGGGGGCGGGGCCATTTGTTCCCCAGCCTCAGCACCTATGTCGGGTGCCATTGGCTGCTGCTGAATCATGTAACGGTCAGGGTCATTGATCCCAAACCCATAAGACAGCACATGTTTAGCTATTTCCGCAGGATCAACAACGGTGCCGATCAGTGGGGCCATAGCGTTTAATAGTGAAATTGCTTGCTGACGGCGAGCCGTTTCGTTGAACGGTTGCGTAGAGCCGCCTTCTACAGCGAAATCGAATTCTCCAATAATGTCGTCACGGGTGTATGCGACAAAATACTTTTGGTCATCTTTGCCTGTGATTCGCACCATTTGCGCATCAGTCATGTACTGCATCATGAGTTGCATAACCAAGCGTGCAACTTCCGAAATACCGATTTCTACAGTTGCAAGTTTGTCGGCTGCACGAGCGTTGCCCGCATCAACAATGATGCTGGCTTCCGTCGCTGTGCGCCTCGTTTCAGGCATCTGCCCACGGGCATATTCAGATACGCCGCTTACAGTGTTGATGTCTCCCTCAATCAGCGCCGAGTGATTATACATTTCAGGTGCCAAAGGAACCTGCGGCAAAGGTTGCACCACCCCAGCAAGATCACGGTTCTCATCGATAACGGGAACGAAACGCCCGTCATCGTCAGATTCCAACGCCTCCCGCCCTTCAGGACCAAAGGAACGCTCGTGAAATAAGTACTTTCTGGCGTACCGTTTTCTGTGGTTCACCATCTGTGAACGAGTCTTATTGAGTTCCTCTTGAAGAGATTCGATGGCTTCCAAATCACCCATCGGATAAAACACATCAGGAATGTCGTAGTTGCGGAGCATCACAAACGGATGACCGAAGTGGTACGGCATTGGTTGGGGATCCAACAGGTAGTCATCACCACTATGGGCACACACAGAGATCGTGCCGTTTTCTAAGTCGTAGTACTCGTACAGGGTGACCCGTGCAGACACTTCACTATAATTTTCTCGTTCTTGATCCCCGTCCCAGCGGTAACGCACACCTGCGTCCGCTTGAAGAGTTAGCCGCACCGACTTTTTGTATCGGGTGTCTTTTTTGACTTCGGCCAGGGGACGAATAATACGTTGACATATCCAGCGGGCATCTTCTAGGCAGGTGGCCTCTGGATCTACAAGCATGTCGAACGGTGATACCCGTTCAACGAACGCTTGGTCCTCAACAACTTCCATTGTTTTGTGAGGAATGGCATCTATCACATCTTGATCAGATGGAAGATCATTCACCATTTCAGGGTTGTCATAAGCGAACTGGTCAACTTCGACTGTTGCCCTGTCGTATTCGGCTGCCATCTCCTCAGAAGTCAAGTCTCGTTCTTCTTCTACGAAACGCCAACCAATCTTCAACCAGCCATGCCCAACAATCAGGAAATCTTTAACAGTTCGTCGGAACG